TTTTTGGGATTCCTCAGGCTCGTAAGCCATTTCGGTGCCAATATCTGAGTGGGTTGCCTCATTTGGATCTACTATTCCTCCGTTTACTTGATCTTCTAAAGCATCAAAAAATCCATCGGAGCCTGAATCTGATTGTGCAACTGAATCAAAAGAATCTTCAGTCATACCAATCTCAGGGTTACCTGCGGTACTTTCTTCTTTAGACATAACATCTCCTTATTTGATTGTTATTCTTCAACGTAGTTTACTCAGAAGTTTCCTTCTTTTGCAAATTATTTTTTACTTGCTGCGCTTCTGCAGCTAAATTCCTCATTTGAGTATCAGCATCATTACCCATAACATTACGTAATAATTTCTGTTCTCCTTCTGTCTGTATATACTCTTTATTCATATTAGATTTAACTTCTTCCTTCTTTTTATTTATCTCAACATCAGCTTGCATAACTTTATGTTTTATACCAGCTTGAACTAATTGTCTTTCTAATGTTTCAATAGTTCCTTCCTTATCTTTAACAGCTTCCTGTAAACTAGATAATTGAGATTGTAATTGTGAGTATACACTTTTTCTTTTAATAATGTTTTCTTTATTTTTAATATCAGTTTCTGCAAGCAAAGCTATATCATCTATAACTCCCATATTCATTAACTGTTTTAATTCTTCTAAATATGCCCATCTATTAACAGGTAAAGTAGAACCTGATATTATTCTTACATCATATTTAATTGAAGCTATATCCATTGATTTGCCTATAGCTTGACCCATATCATTGTATATAGGAACATTAATTTCTACTTCTCTTTGTTCTTGTATTGCAGATGGTTGTATTATTCTAAATCTTTTATTAGCAGTATATACAGATTGTGCAAATTGCAATACCACATGTCCTAATTGTTTTAACGCAGGTTCAATAGATGTATTCATCCATTGTTTAATTCTACGTGTACCATACTCGTCTAATGCTAACATACCTCTATATGTTTCACTTGCACCTCCAGAATCTCCCATCATAGAACTATAGATCCCTGCTAAATATTCCATATCATTTTTACCTTGCTGTACTATTTGAAAGAATGCACTTGATAATGGAGATGGCATAACAGGGGTAGGCTTTTCTACTCCTGGTCTAATTGGCAATAATGCTCCTGGACTAGAAGAATATTTTTCCCATGTTTCTGCATCAATACTTCCTTCTTCATACATCCAACGTAAAGATGAACCTAATGATGCATTATGTACCATAATTTGATGAGCTTTATTTATTTCCTGTTGTTTTCCTATTAAAGGAGCAACAGCACTCATAGGATAAGGAGTACCTGTCCATTTGTAATGGAATGGAATTAATGGATAATCTTTAATAGTATTAGGCAATACTTTTTCATATAATATTTTATCACCTACTGCTACTATTTGTTTTATCCTAACATCATAAAATTGAACTTGATCGACAATGTTTTCTGCAATGTCTTTGTTTTCCATTAATATTTTAAATTCTTTTTCTGATACAACAACGTTTTCTATTTTAGATGCTTCATTTTGTAAAGTACTAACAGTCTGTTGTTGAAATGCTTGTAATTGCTGTTGCATCATTTTTTGTTCTTTTTGTAACTCTATTTGCATTCGTTCAGGTATAATCTTACCTTCTTGAACAGCCATTTCTAATTGTCGTTGTGTCTCAGCTAATTTAACTTGCATTTCAGCTTGCATTTCCTGCATTGCAACTTCAGCTTGTTGCTGTATTTGTTTTATAACCTCAGGACTAGGTGGTATTCTATAAAACACATTCATAAACGAAACTTTTACTTTTTCATAAATTTCAAAATATTCTGATAATTCATCTTGATTACCATCAGCTTCAAAAGCCATATTGGATTGTTCTGTAGTATCATTAAATGCAAATAACTTTTGGTCTTTATCTCCTACAGCTCTAGCTGACCAACTTCTTTGTGCATTTTCATCACTACTTGCTTGAGCTATTTTTCTTTTATAATCAGGAAATGTTTTAGCTAAATGATTTTTAGGCAATACTTTTCGTATAAGTACAAAAGCTGCATCTTTAAATAACATATCTCTAGACTTAGGATCTACATATATATCAAATGGTTCTGGTTGACTTAATACTACTTCTCCCATACCATTATCCATATCTTTGTCAACTGATACTAATAAATATCCTAATCCTTTTGTAACTGCATCATTAATAGCATTACCATACAATGTATTACCATCTGATAATCCCCATATATAATCACATAGATCTGATAATACTGCTGCAACATCAATATCACTACCTTCTGTTCCTACAGCTTGCCATCTAGGATTATTTGCAGTTGCATAAAAGTTTAACATTTCTACAACTGGAAGTATTCTATTTATAACAAAGGTAGGCATACCTTGTTCTTCTAATGAATTTTTTTCTTCTTGACTTAACTGTTCATCGTGAGCAAAGTCATAACCTTTTTGATTTACATACTCCCATTGTTTCCTTGTCCAAGTATTTGACAAGTTATAAAGCTGTCGTAT